CCGTACTGGTGACTAACTTCCCAGTTCATAATTGAATTAAGTTCTCTATACCCTGTACCACCGTATGAGTTTGAATATAGCCAGCCTGGTCTTCCTACAGCAGTAAATGCAGGTTTTTGTGGATACGTTACTCTAGCACTTGAATCAATTCGCATAGCATCGCTACCGTTGATGCTAAAGCGCATGTTATCCCCACTTGGAAAATATACACCTGTGTTACCGTCTGAAGAACCTCTAATTGCCGGGGAAGAAGCACTACCGGCAATAGTATTAAGTCTACCTGTCATTGTATCACCTGATTTGTTTACAGGTGTATAACCTAGGTTTGCTACGGCTGCGCCGCTTTGTAATTTGCCTGCGGCAATATTAGCACTACTAGATATGTCACTGTTTACTATAGGTCTATATGTAACAGTTTTTCCGCTGATATCCAAGGAAGCAGCAAGTTTATCAGTTGTGATTGCACCAGGTGCAATCTTAGCTGTTGTGACAGCTCCATCTGCAATTTTAGCCGTTTGTATCGTTTGTGATGCAACGTCTGCAGTGATAATTTCTAAGTCAACAACAGCAGCGGAATCAATCTTTTTAAATGCTGAATATAAAGCCATAATAGTTCCCTTAAGTTGTGTAAATTCTCCAACCTCTACTTGCATTATAGTATACAAGATCAAAGGCTGCGCCTTGTGTATTAACTGTTAGATCTTCATCTAATCCCATAACAAGTTGACCATTACGTGCTACTGTTAAATTGTTTGAATCAAATGTATAACCTGCATCAAAAATTCTAACAATGTCACCTTTGCTTGGTACTGACGGTAAAGTTAAGGTTATGCCGCCGGCACTTGTGTCAACCCAGTATGTTTTGTTTACATCTGCACCAATATTTGCAGCAACGTCAACGTTTGGAAACTTTTGAACTTTGCCTGCGCCTACTGCACCTGAGTGTGTTTTTCTACCCATAACCTTATCCTTATTCTGTCGCTGTTTCAAGTCCCATTACAACACATGTAACGTCTGCATCGTCTGCTCTTACAACGATTTGCTTGCCTGTGTCCATAACAATACCTGTTCTTTCAACAACACCGTTACCTAAAATTTCAACATCATACTCTAGGTATTCTTCGTTTGCTGGTGTGCCTGTTGCTGCTAGTGCTAACCTTAAAGCTCTTGGGCTTGCACTTCTATTACAAAAAGCAACAGTCACAACTGAGAAAGTTGTATCTGGTACAGTGTAAACGCTTGTGTCTACACCTGCTGCAAGATCTGCTGCTCCTAATCTTCCGTTTGCCATTTTATTTTCTCTCCATTTTCTTTTATCTTAAGAAGTAATTATATGCTATTGGTAGACCTACTACCCCGCCTTGGAAATTTAACTTCGCTTGTATATTTATCACTGAACTTGCTACCGTTGTAATTGTGTTACCTGCTATGAAAATATCCCCGGCTGTTACACTGTTAACATTCAGTGACGCACCACCGCCACCAATTTGTGCTTCGATGTACGCTTTAATCGCACGTTGCGTTGGCACAACTGTATCACTGTTAGCAGTAAAGAAAGGATCTGTTGAGAACTCGCTAATACTTGCTGAAGCACCACCTAGTGTAACTTCACCTAGTGAAAGTTCTTGTAGACCTGCAATATTAAATGCATCAGCATTCAACGTTGCAATACCAGTTGACTGTTCAATACTAAACAAGTCACCAGCTCTAAAGTTACCGTCTTGGTCAGTAGTTGTAAAGAACACTCTACCGCCTGCGCCAACTTTTGTTTCGTTTGCTTGATCCGGATCCTGTGTTGGTGTTGCAGGATAGTTAGTTGTATCAAATCCACCAGTACCAATGTCTAGGAAATCGTGTCCTGTTAGACGTACTTGCGAATAACGAATTCTAAGTGTTACACTATCACCGTCTGGTGGTGAGTCTGCAACTGCCATTTCTGGTGATAAATTTAAGAACGCTGTATACGTGCCTGGTTCATCACCAATAAACGACACAATGTTAACTAGTTTAAATACCTGATCTGGTAGTGATCCAAACACAACGTTTGAACCTGCTACTGGACGTTCTGTAAGTCTTCTTACAGCTACAAACGTACCAGTTTGGAAGAAGTCAGCTTCACCGTTTGAGTTTGCTGCATTTACTTCTGCACTTGCACTAATAAATCCGCCGCCTCTATTAGCAAAGCTAGGCTGTCCTAGTACACCCTTACCAACTCTTGTTGAAAGCACAACATCATAAATGTTGTTTGGATCGTATACAAAACATTCTGGTGCATCGCCTGTGTAGTTTGAACCAGTATCTTGTAATCTAATTTCAAATACTTTTTCATTTGCTACACCAGCTCTACCTCTTGCTCTAGAACCAATTTTAACAACATTCATTTCGCTTGTTGCTCCGCCGGCGCCACCTACAACAATAAATCTACCTTCACGCTGTGGATTACCAAATCCTACTGGACCTGCTCCTGTTGTAATAGATGTTGTTGCTAGTTCTTGCCATTCTGAACCAAACTCTGAATATGCAACGTTTGTACTATCAGTTCTTGTTGCAACAAACACACCTTGTCCGTATGCAACACTTGTATATGCGCCTGCTGGCAGTGTTATTTCTGTCCAAGTATCGCCACCGTCAATACTCATAGCACCTCGGTTGTTGTTGTTACTTACAGCAATAAATCTGTTGTTACCGTATGTTAAGTCTGCCCAGTTGTCCGGATTTGGAAGTGTTTGTATCTGCCAAGTTCCAGACAGTGTTGCTTGTAGTTGATCAATGTATGCAACATTTGTAGTTACTTTATCAATTGCAACAAACTTATCGCCGCCATATGTTAATAGCTCGTATCCAGTTGCTGGAAGTGTTGCTGTTTTTTCTGTCCAGTTTACACCACCGTCTTCACTAAAGAAGTGACTGTCGCTACCTGCATGTACAACCATAAACTTGTTTCTACCAAACGCAATATCGCTTGGTTGATTGATTGTTGTACTGTCTAGTGTTGTGTTAGTCCAACTTGTAAGATCATCTGTTGCATACCAAATGTTATTAGCACTTGCACTGCTCTGACCGATAATAACAGTTGCACTATTTCTTAGCACACTTGAACCGTCATTAATTAAACCGTTTGCAATTCTTACTTGTCCTGTAGGAGCAGTACCTGGAAGTGTTACAGTTGTCCAAGTTGCACCGTCATCGCTTAGATAAATGTCTCCACTAGCATCACTAACAGCAACAAACTGTCCTGCTTTACCTGTACCGCTGAAGTCAAAACCTGTAATTGCACCAGTAGTTGTGTTTATCGCAGTAACAGTAATAGTGATATCATTTGTTGTTGCAATGCCACCTAACCCTGTGCCTGCAAGAGTAATTGTTTCATCTCTTGCATAGTTTTTACCGCCTCCATTTAGATCTACAAAATACTTGCTGCCGTTTCTTGTAACATTAAATGATGCTTCAGAACCAAATACACCGCTGTATGTACTTGCTGTTACAGCAGAGTAAATTTTTGCTGTTTCACAATATTCAATGTGTGAAAAGTCTGCTGATACATTCATCGGATCAGAAGTGGCTGATTTTGGAGGTGCAGTAAATGCTGCACTTGGTTCAATTTCATATGTTGATGAACTGTTAGGAGTTGCTAGTGTAAATCCTTTTACAAAATGATCATATCCGTCTTCACATTTAGTTGCAACACCGTCTCCTGAACCTGCGCCTGTAGCAGTAAATATTTGACCTGCTTCAGGATTAGTTAATGAACTAATTGCTGTAAAGTCTGTTGTACCAACACTGTCAATTCTATAGATATCTCCAATTTGGAAGTTACCAGCTGTTACAACAGTTTCTGTTTCTCTAACAACTTCTGCAACTTTCGATCCTGAATTATAAGTTTTAATTAAACCGTGTTGTCCAACACCACTACCGCCTGTAATAATCAATCTCATACCTGGATATGCACTTGAAATATTACCGTCTGTTGCAGCAAGTGTTAAACTTGTAGTTGTACCAGACTGTGCTGTGTTTTGAACATTTAAATATCCACTACCACCTAGTTCGCCACTTGAATCATCTAAATCAAGCACTCTAACTTGGAATGCAGAATCATCTCTAAATTCGTCGCCTTCAATAACTTCGCCGTCGCCTGGTCCAAATATATCATAAACGACTTCAGTATAGTTGTTACCAGCATGTGAATATTCAAAGCTAAACAGTTGATCGGCATCACTTTCAACATTAGCAATTGTAGCGTTGTACTGTGATTTGTTGTCAACAATGCCTGTAATTGGTGTTTCAAAAGGATCAACGCCTTCTGCTACCGAACCAAAGTCACCGTATGAGTTGTTACCGTTTGTTGCACGAATACGTCCGCCTGCTTCTGCAAGATAACCAATGTGTGCATAGTAAGTAAACACAGATACAAGTTCTGCTCTACCGTTGTTAGTAATCCATGCACCAATACCGTCACTAATAACTTGTGTAAAGTCGTTTGAAACAATACTATCATTGCCACCGTTGTGTAATGCGCCGTCAATCTTTTGACCAACTGCTGCTGTACCAAATGTAGTACAGTTTTGTACGTAAGGTGATCTAGAAATAATCCAAACATCTTCGTCGTTTGGTCCCCAACCTGGATCTAGCGATGCATATGCACCTGCTGTTGGACGTTTTGTTCCGTATTCATTGTTTGGACTTAGATCGCCTGTTAGTCCTTGCATTGTTTGTAAACGCAAGCCTGTACCGTTGCGTAGGTAGTAGAAATCTTCTTCCTGTGATCCAATTACGCTGTTTACATAGTATCTTGCAGCTAGGCGTGATTTGTAAATGCCTGGATAGATGCATTGTATGCTATCTGTATAATCTCTGCGATATTTTGCAGGGAATGTCATATCTTCTTTGATTGCATCAATGTATGTATCAATGTCACGTTTACATAGTACTCTGTTGTATTCATATACTGGTAGAACATTCATTGTACCTGTTGTACTAGGTGCAATAGTTAATTCACTACCGCCGTATGTTTCGCTTATTGTAAAGTGTGTTGCATCAACAATTTCTCTTACATAGTAAGTTGTACCTTCTACTAAAGCTGTAACACCGTCTAGTATGTCTGTAAACTTAACTTCCATACCTAGGTGTAACCAAGCTGTACTTGTAACAGTAATTTGGTTAGATGCTATTTCAGAACTTGTATCTTTAAAGTAGTTGTCTACTGTGTTTACAAGTTCTTCTTTAATAAATTCTTTATTAAGTTCTAGCTGACGTCTTGCAGCATACAAGTTGAACTCGTCTGTTTGTACATTCGAACCTTCGTTTGAACTACCAAACAATACAGTATCAATCCATTCAAATGTTTCTTCAAGTCCAGCAATAGCAGTTGCGTTTCCGCCTACATTTGCTTTTGCTTGCTCTTTTGCATATTTAAATGAAGCTAGTGATGCTGCTTTTTGCTCATCTCTAACTGCTGCACTTGGGCGTCTTAGGTAGCTGTATGCAGCAACCTGTCCTGCAAAGTTAGAACCTAACATCCAATCATATCTTGCAGCGTCTAGAATCAAGCCAATGTCTCTCATACACTTAGCTTGGTTGTAATTAAAGTCGCTGTATGTTGTGTTAATATACTGGATTGTATCTAGTACAATTTGTGCTTGTGCGTCATCAACTGCTGTTTTTTCAGTTTGCAGTGTACCACTTACACCTAAAGCAGCTAGATCTGGAAATACTGCTGCTGGAAGACTAGTTGTGTTTCCTGCTGTAATTACGTCGATTGTTAATTGAAGATTATCTTCTACAATAGTAACTTCTGTTGCAGTACCTGCTGTGCCGCTTGTATCTTGTGATTCGACGTTACCAGATTGTGCTGTAACAGTATTTTCTAAAATAATGTCATCTAGTATACTCTTCATATGAGTATAAGCTGCTGCTGTTTCAGCTGTTTGGCCTGCTGGATAAGCAGTGCCATCGATGCCAAAGTATGATTGTGCAATTCTTGTTGAAGCACTTGTACCACCGTACAACAAGTCATATCTTAGAGCGTCTAGTATATAACCAACATCTCTTGCACACTTGTCTGCATCGTATGTAAGTGAAGGATATGTATTTGCTACATATGCGTTTACATCTGCTGCAATAAATGTTCTGTTTGCATTAAGTTGTGCTGCTGCGTTGATTGCATTTGCACTACTTAGGCTTGTATCAAAACTTAGTGCATCTGCTAGTCCGTCACCAGGTGTAGCACCTGTTGTGTAAATTGAACTGTTATCAAGTATGTCTAAAATTTCATCAAATGCTGCATTGCTACGTGTAATTGCTGTAGAATCTGTTAGAGCATCTTCTACTTCGCCTTTTGCAAAACGTATTGCTCCTGAAGTTTCGGTACGCTGTTCTTGTAAATTGTAAGAGTTTGTAGGTCTTGTATAAGCAATACCGTTAAACACTGCATTATAGTTAGTGTTTAGTGCAATATCATAAGGAACATCTGTTAAAATGTTTCTTAAATCTCTACGACATGTTGCTGCATTATATCTAAAGCTACCAAAGTTTTTACTAATAAAGTCAATAGCACCTTCTTTGATTGCTGTATATTCACCTTCTAGTGTGGTTGACGCTGTTGTTAAGCCAGATGCGACACCTGTTAGGTTTGGATATGTAATTGCTGGAGCATTGTCTGGTCCTAGATTAATAATTGTAATAATATCATCTACTAGGTTATCAATTTCTGTTGAAGCTGCGATTGTGCCGCCTACGCCTAAGAACTGCTCTGCAGGTCCTGTTGATAACTGCGGGCTAACTGCTGTGCCTCTACCAACAGCTTTCATTACGTCTTTTAGATATCCGTATGCTGCGATTGTTGCTGATTTTTCTTCGCTGTCAATTTGTAGGTTACCTGAACTACCATCATAATAAGCTAGGCCAGCTGTAACACTTTGCCAGTTACCTGTATAAACTAAGTCATATGCTACTGCATCAATAATAAATCCAACATCTTTTTTACAGCTTGTTCTGCTGTAGTCTAGACTTGCATAGTTTGTAGAAAGATATGCAACAATCTCTTGTTGGATATATTCTTTGTTTGTAAGCAACAAATCAGATGTTTTTCTAAAATCTGCATCTGTAGAAGCACTGTCTGGCATATCAGTTTCTATTCTTGTCTGCAAGCTACTATCGATATTTCTTTTGATAACTTTTGCAAGTAATTCTGTTGCACTGCGTTCTGCTGGCTGACCTAAAGGAAACTGGGCTACTTGAGTTTCGTTATTGCCACTTGCTGCTGTTACAGTGGTACCGTCTACAACATCACCGATAATTTCACTTAGTCTGTTAAGAGCATGGTAACTAAATCTAAAGTCCTTTTTAGGAGTAAGTGTTGCGTTATCTGATTTTCTTGGTTGTACGTTTGTAGAACGTAGTTCGTCACCTATAATACAAGTTTCTGCAGGTACCCGTATTGGTAGCACTTCGGTATAAGTACCTGTTGCTACTTTTACCAAACTGTTTTTAATTTCTCTTGGTGGAACGTTAGTGTCCTCACCTGCTGTAACTGCATCGGTAATTATTGTACCGAGATCTTGTATTCTTTCAAATACTGTAGCCATTAGTAGTATCCTCCGCCGTCATTGTCGCCGCCGCCGTAGCCACCACTTCCAGTTGCATCTGGATCTTGGATACTTGCATTAACGCCCAATGCTGTTCCTGTGGAGCCGCCAGCTCCGTTATATTCTAGTGTATCAAGCCCTGTAAAGTTTACGTCAAAATACTGTGCTACTACTGCTGTTGAATTATCACCGTTAGTTGTTTGATAATTTACAGCAGGTGCCTCGCCTGCTAGTACTTTTTGTATTAGGCCAATACCGTAATTAATAGATGCAACTGTTTCTGCTTCTTGACCTAGTGCATAAAATTTGCCTGGATCTCTTACATAACGTAGAGCTGCTTCTCTTGATTTTACATTTCCACCGTGTGTTAAGTCGTATATAAATGCATCAACAATATAACCCATGTCTCTTTCACATTTTTCTTGGTTATATGTAAATGCTGTTGTAAACGGTGCAATGTTATTTGTAACTTGATAGTCAGTCCATTCTACAATCTCTCTTGTAATAAACTGTCTATTCATTTCTAGCATACGTGCAACTGCTGGAACTCTTGTTCCTTTTTCAATTTGCTCACATGCATATCTAATTGTTTTAAAAGGCTTATCAATTGTGCGTCCTGCATCCGGTGAAGGCTTATCTACACCATGTGGAGCAACATAATAAACATCATCTGTAGCACCTAAGTATGTCCACTCTGGAATGCTGTCTCCGCTTACACGTAAAACTTGTCCTTCACTACCAACGGGCAATCTTGTTGGACCTGCACCACCGTAGTAAACCAAGTCACCTTTGGTTGTTAAAAATTCTGTTTCTGTTCCAACTGCTAAACTGTTCCAGTATGTACCAGTTGCGTCTTGATCTGGACGAGAGTTTTCTGCGCCTATTGTTGAATAGTCATCACCTTCTGACAAGTGCGCTTGCACACAAACATAACTGCTGCTACCGTAACGTACAACATCGCCTAGAATATATTGTGTGTCATCTGTCCAGGCACCTTTCCAGTTAAGACCACTATTTAATCTTTCCCAGTAAGTAGGATTTGGTGGCTCATTGTTGTTGCTGTCTGCTATACACAAATATGTATAACCGCCGTGTCTTACAACTTCACCTGGTTTATAATCTTGGTTAGAACTATCTTCGCCCCATTCGCCTAAGAATCTAAAGTTCTCAGTAAACAACTGCCAGTTATTTGGATCATCTAATGTATCTGTTGGACGCGAGCCGCTGTGGTTTTCTAGTGCTACATACTGATTACCACCGTAGCGCACAATATCGCCTGGCTGATAAATTTTGTATGTATCCCAATCGTTTTCAAACTGGAAACCTTGTACAAACTGTGTCCAATTACTTTCATCAGTTGCAAAGTTGTTAGTACTTGAGTGAGCGGTTGTGCAAATCCAAAGACTTGCACCGTACTTAACAACGTCATTTAGTTTATATCTAGTTGCAGAACCTTGCCATGCGCCTTTATATTCAATACCGGCATTTAAAGCAGTCCACTTGCTTTGATCTGCTTCAAGCCCTAGAGCGTCTGTTGCGGATGAAGTATGAGCAGTATTACAAACATATGCATATCCACCATATCTAACTAAGTCATTAACTTTATATCTTGTTGTAGTTGACCAAGCACCTTTGAAATCTAATCCTTCACCGAATACATCCCAACTTCCAATGTCTGCTTCAAGTCCAAGTGTTTCTGTTGCAGCTGATGTATGTATCGCTGTACAAACATAAAGTCTTGAACCGTACTTAACAATATCATTAAAAATGTATCTAGTGTCTACTGCCCAGTCACCTTTCCACTGGAAACCATCACTTACAATGTTCCATTTTGGAGGTGTAATATCAAAGTCTAGAAAAAAGTCTGATTGGCTTTCATGACCAATTACACAAATGTACATTTTACCGCCTACAAAGACTACATCGTCTTTGTAATACGTTGTACTAGCTGTCCAGTTACTTTTCCAGACAAACCTAATTCTACCTAGTTTAAATTCTGCCATTTTCTACTCCGCTCAAAGTATTTATCATAATATATATTTTGCTCATTTTTCCTTAAAAACTGCCGTCACTAAAGTCATTGTCTGTACTAAAGTCACTTCCAGCTTCTCCTAAAATAATCATTTGCTTCACCATTGTTCCGCTTATTTCTGAACCTTTATCGATAACCATTCTTCTTGGTAATTCAATTTGTATTCCTGTAGTTGTGTCAATATATTGATTCTCGGTACCTTTGTTACCAATCCTTGTAACACCTGCAACAATTGTACCAGTTTCAAGAGCACTACCACCTTGGCTCAATCTGTTTTGTAAGAACGTTGCAATAGCTCTTTGAGTCGGAACAACGTTATTACTATCTTCAGTAAAGTTTGGATCTGTTGAGAATTCTCTAACAACAGCACCTGAACCACCTAGTCTAACACCGCCTAGTGCAAGTTCGCTTAGACCATCTAAGTCAAAGAACTCAGCACTAATAGTAACAATACCAGTAGCCTGTTGTACGCTAAACAGCTCACCTGCTCTAAAGTTACCGTCTTGGTCAGTACTTGTATAGAATACCCTACCACCGCTTTCTTCAATAACTTCATTTTCTGGTGCAGCAACAAAGTATGCACCGTCGGAATATACATCTGGATAGTTTGTAGTAACAAAGTTACCTGTTCCTACATCTAAGAAGTCGTGTCCAGAAATACGACACTGTGAGTATTTTTCACGAACTGTTATTGTAGTACCGTTTTCTAAGTTATCTGAATTTTCAATTGCGGGTGTTAGTTTAATACCAGCTTTTAATTTACCGTTGTCATCAGCCCCAAGTGGTGTAATCTGTTGTACAGTGTAAATCTTTAGATCGTCTTCTTGGTCGGTATCTAAATCAAATATTGTAGCAAACAAAAACTGTGCTCCAGGTCCTGGATAAACTTCTAAGTTGTCTACTACAATGTCTGCACCAATTGGATATTCGTCTGAAAAACCATCGCCCGATATAGTTCCTATTGTGCTAGATGTTCTATAACCAAAGCCTCTAAATACAAAGCTAGGCTGTGCAAGTACACCGTTGCCTATTCTATTTTGTAATAGTACTTCTACAGAGAACAAGTTGTCTACAATTGAAATCACAGGTGGATTTTCGTCTGAATAGCCGCTGCCTGGATCCCAAATCTTAACTTCGCTGAACACACCAGTGTTGATGTTAGCTCTTACTTTTGCTCTACATCCTGTATAAACTTCAGCAGCACCGTCACCAATATCATTTTGTGATACAAGTATCCATCTACCTACACCGTTGTAAGATCCAAATCCACACGATCTATAATTTTGTCTAGGTTGTGGAATATCTCTACCTGTCCAAAGAATACCATCTTCTGATGTAGCACAGAATGTTGTTGGGCCATCTGTTGGATCTAGCCCAACATCTCTGTTGCCTGTATCACCTACAGCAAAGAACACACCTTGTGCATATCTTAGTTTTAACCAGTTATGATGTGAAGATCCATCTTGCTTTGGCATTGTTGCTGATACCCAAGTTTCGCCGTCGAAACTGTAGGCCGCTTCGCTGTTTTGCCTTGATATTGCAACATATCTGTTGTTACCGTAGGCAACACTTTGCCAATCTGTAATTGTTGGCAATGCATTTTCGTATACTGTCCAAGTTCCTGTGCCGCCTGTTGGTGAAGTAGCAATAACATTGTCTGCTTGAGACATTACTAAGAACTTGTTTTTACCGTATGTAATTGCCTTCCATTGGGTTGCTGTTGAGTCTCCAACACCTGTAATGTCTGGAAAAACATTTTCAGTCCAATTAATACCATCTTCTGATACTGCATATTCTTCTGAATTAGATGCAATTGCTACGAATTTTCCTTTAGCATAAATTACATCTATCCAATCTCTATTTTGTGGCATAAAGCCTCTAGTCCAGTTAATACCGTCTAAACTATATGCCATTCTAGCAGATCCAGAACGTATAGCAACAAATCTATTGTTTCCTGCTGCACACGCTGTCCATTCTCCAATATCAGGAAGTTCAACAGCATTCCAGTTTGTGCCGCCGTTGCTGCTATATGCTGCTTCGTTGCTAGTTTGCATAACAGTAATAAATCTACCATCTGTACCTACACCTGTGCTTGTAAATGCTACAATACTGTTTGTACTATCATTTGATATTTCTGTAACTGTGATTGTAATGTCATTATCAGGACTCACACCGCCAACTGATGCACCGCTGATTTCAATAATATCACCTACTGCATAGCCTGCACCTTCTTGTCCGCTGCGAATCTGTACATCATACGTTTTACCAACTTTATCAACGTCGAAACGTGCTACACTTGGCGGAACATCTAGTGTTTCACCTGATCCAAACTCACCTGCTAAGTCTGTGTAACTTTCAGTTGTACCGCCAAAACATACATCTATCCAGTTACCGTTTCCTGGTAGGAATCTTTGTGTAGCAGTAAAACCTGGATGACTTACAGTCATTCTTGGTTCAATTCTATAGGTTGTACTTGTAATCAAAAGTGCTGCAATATCTGAACCTGCAACAACATGATCCCATCCTGGTGTGTCGTCGCTTTCTTTGTATATTGTTGCAATCTTTGTAACAGGGTTATACGCTTGAATATAACCGTATTGTCCGGTACCAACACCTGAAGTGATAAGCAATCTTTGTCCAACATATTCTTCTGCTGTGCCGTCGTCTGCTGTTGCAAGTGTAATAGTTAGCGCATCACCTGTTTGGGCGTTATTACCTTCTAGAGTATAACCGCTGCCGCCTGCTTTACCAGAATCTGGTGGTGTTAGTAATCTTGATTCAAACAGACCACCATCTCTAAAGTCTTCAAACACAGCATTTGCTTGGGCTCCGGCGCCTGTAAATGCAACTGTAGCTTCTGTATATTCTTGACCAGCATTGTTGTATTCTAGATTTAGAATAAAGTCACTAACTTCGCCTGCAAACACAGAACTAATAGATGCTTGTTGATTTCTGTTGAACACTTTAGCAGTTCTTGGTACTTCGTCTGGATCAATACCTTCAGCAACAGCACCGTAACTTCCGTATGAACAGTTACCGTTGGTTGCTCTAATTACGCCACCGTTAGTTGCTAGATATCCAACTTGGTTATAATATGTAAACACAGAAACAAGTTCTGCTCTACCGTTGTAGTCAATCCACGCACCGATACCATCACTTAGTACTTGTGTATAATCGTTAGCAACCATAGATCTGTTACCGCCGTTGTGCAGTCTTCCATCTACTTTCATACCAATACACGATGTGCCAATTGTTGTTACACCTTGTATATAAGGAGAACGTGTCATAATCCATGTGCGTTCGTCGTTTGGTCCCCAACCTGGATCTAAAGATGTATAGGCGCCTGCTGTAGGTCTTTGGAAGAATTCAAAAACACCTGGAGGATTAAGAACTCCGCTTAGACCTGTTACTGTACATTGTCTTACACCTGTTGCATCTCTACAGTAGAACATGTCTTCTAGCTGGCTACCAATTACATCATTTGTATAGTGTCTCGCTGCAAGTTTTGTTTTGTAGTTTCCTGGATATAATATATCATATCTCAAACCTTCTACAAGTTCAATCATATCTGCATTAACTTGTGAAGTTTTGTAATCATAGTATTGTTGTACAGTTTTAACTTCGCTTGTTAAGTTTACTGGATCGCCGCCAGCTGTTAAAGATACTTTAAATGTAATGTTATCAATAATATCTTGTACATAATATCTTTTGTTTGCTTCTAGTCCACCGATTGTATCAGTAAATTTAATAGGTAAACCAACTGTTAGGTTACCAGTTGCACCAATTAGCCAATTTTCTGCTCCGTTAGAACTACTTACATCTGCTCTGTAAACAGTGTCTAAATATGCTCTTGCTTCTGCAATAATAAAAGGTCTGTTTACACGCAAAATATCTCTAGCGTATATAACTGCTGTGTCTGTAGAAGCTGCGTTATCACCTTCTGTGTCTGCTACTGTACCTGTACCGTTAATATTAAAGTCAAGATAATCTGTGTAAGTATCTAACAAAACTTGTACATTATTGATAGTGTTTGCATCACTTGCAGGGAACGTTACATCTGCAGGAACTGTATTTCCTTCTGTTACTTCAAAAGGATTATTAGTTAATAAGTCTGACATTATAGTTCTTAGTCTAGCAATAACTGCCTTTCTGTATTCAACATCAACAGCAAGTTCTGGATCTGCAGGTTTTGCATTAATTGTAGTAGATCTTAATTCGTCTCCCATTACCGCAGTATTTTTTGGAATTGTAATCGGAAGTGTTTCGTCAAACTTACCTGTTGATACGAAAATTTTACATAAGTTACCATTAAAGTTTGTATCAGCGTATTCACAAGCATATCTTACAGTTCTAAAAGGAAAATGTATAGAACCTCTTAGTGGATCTGAGTCATCATCTATACCGTTTAGTGAAACATATAGCTGACGTTCACCTTTGGTGTATTCTTCGTAACCAATTGTTTCATTATCGTCAACCATAAGTATTTGTGTTGGTTCACCAATAGGAACATTTGTTACATCAAATGTTGATCCGTCACCTTGTAATCTACGAGATAAATTGTATGTCAACAAGTCACCTTTGTTGTTCATACCGATTGCATTTCCTGCTTCTATTAGGATATCCCAGTAGTCAAATCCGCTACCGTTATCTCCTGGAAAGTTATTATCAGTTGAATAGTGTTCTTGTGTACAGTAGTATGTGTTACCGAAGAAGTTGATAATATCTCCTCTTCCGTAAGTTTGTTCTTGGTCCCAAGGACCTTTCCAGTTTTGCGTAGGAACAACACGTTCCCAATCATTGTCATCAAGATAATCTAGTGTTGAACCATCGTTAAGCGTGTTTCTTACAGCTCTATATAATTCGCCGCCTCTACGAACAAGATCACCTGTTGAATATGTTGCTGTAGCTTCCCAGTCTCCTCTAAATGCATTTGAGTGTGACACTTTTAACCATATTGGATCAGAATCAACAAAATCAGGCTTTTGTCCTGTGTTTGATTGTAGTGCAAGATATAAGTTACCACCGCTTCTAACTAAATCACCTTCTTGATAAGGATTATCTGCGTTCCAATTGCCTTCTGAATTTTGTCCAGGAAATTCTACATTAAAAAATCTTGTGTCTATTGGTGAAGTGCCTGAATGTCCAACTGTGCATCTCCAAATTGAGCTACCGTATTTTACTAAATCATTCTTTCTATAACGTGTACCGCCTGCATAATTTCCTACAAACTGTACTCCATCTAAAAATACTTCCCACTTACCTGCAGAATCTTCGCCAAACTCATCCTCAATACCAATTAGATTTGATTGGCTTTGATGTCCTACTAAACACTTGTAAACTATACCATTATATTTTACTAGTGCATTTGGACCGTAGTATGTATTTTGTGCCCATTCTCCAATAAACTTGTTTCCAATACCTAGCACACTCCAGTTTGTTATTTCGTCGCCAAACGCGGCAGATACGTGAGCGCCAACACAATAATAAAGTGTACCTTCGTATAATATTACATCACCAAGTCTATAAGCTATTCCTAGACCCCATTCGCCTACAAAAGTTGACTTACCGTCTGTCATTACTTTCCATTTTGGCTGAGGCACAGGTGGTTCCGAGCCTGGTAATATAAAGTCTAAGTCAACGTAAAAGTCTGAGTCAGCTGTATGTGTTACAATACAAACATATGACTTTGCACCGTGACGTACAACATCATCTCTTTTATAACTAACGAACGGTACCCAGTCGCCGGTCCAGTTGTACTTAAATCGTTCTAGATTAAACTCTGCCATTTATAATCCCCTTAGTATCCTTCTGCTGATATATTTTCAGGATACTCATATCCTTCACTAATTCTTAAAATAAGTTGTCCATCTGTGTCAACATAATATAAAACTGATCTACCATCCCACTTAATTTGAGGATATCTCAAATTAGGGTATAGGAAATCATGATCTTCGTTGATGCCATCTAAAAAGTCAATACCTTCCTCAAAATCTGGAAAGTTTTCTGCTGCTGTACCCAAGTCGTTAATTGTAACAGTTTGTTCTTCGCCACCTTGCAACTGGTCTGATCTAATCAAAAACAATTCGCCGTCATCATTTCTACGCATTCCGTAGAAGTAACGCTTAATAATTCCGTTTACAACATCTTGTGGACTATTACCTACATAATATGACATCTTATTTTCCTTATGTAATCTCTACGTAACTTAGTACAGCATCGATTGAATCGTTAACACTTGCTTGTATAAGTAATTTATTTTCTGGTGCAACAATTAGTTTTTCACCTGTTGATACTACACGCAAACTTGTATTTGCTGGCAACAAAGTATCTTTCAGGTAGTAACCAGTTACACTTGTATCATCTTGAATTAAAACACTGCAATAAACAAAGGATGTAGTTAAGTTAGTTAAACTTAGTCCTATCACTGTTGCCCTGTTTGCTGGAGTTGTAGCAAGTATTTCAACTGGCTTTAACCCTATTTGTTTTATTACGTTATTTCTAAAAAATGTTGCCATATCGTTATCCTAGTATCAGTACTGTTTCTACAGCCAAGTATCCTGCGTCGATTGTTGTAATAGCACCTGTTTGTCCAGCAACTGAACTCCATTGAAGTCCATCATATGCTTCGACTCTTCCGTCTGCCGTGTTAAATCTTAACATACCTATTTCAGTAAATGCTGGATCTGGTCTGTTAAGGTTATCACCAACTGGTATTACAAAACCGTTTGTGCCATCTATTTTAACATACCCTGTACCGTTGTTTCTAAATTCTGTTATACTATCAGTAACAGTGTTTGTTATTGTATTATTATCAAACGCAAAGTTTTCTAATAAAACTGCACCCACGCCTTGTGCTCTAAGTTCTAAGTCTGTGTCTGTTGTAACAGTAGTTATCACATTTGTATCTATTTCAATGTCATCTACGGTTAGTCTAGGCACAGCCAGTCTAGTTGCATTTAAATCTGCAACTGTTGTGCCAGAAACATTAAATCTTATAATATTGTCGTTAGCACCTTGTGTAAGTTCTGCTGTAATTGATGTGTCGCCGTCTAAGTCAACAACACCGTTTAATTGTATCCAATCGCTTCCGTCATAACCTTCAAATCTATTAAGTTGACTATTGAATCTAACTATACCCGGTGTTTCTGTTGGACGTTGTGACGTATCGCCTACAGGTAATTTTACAGCACCAGTTGTTGTAATTTTTACAAGTCCGCTTGATGCTGCTAAGTTAATATCTGTTGTGCTAGAAATTGTTACATCATCAATTGTAAGATTGTCAATGATTATGCTGCCTGTTCCACTGGCACGTAATTCTAAATCTGCGTTGGATGCAGTTGTTGTAATATAGTTGTTTGTAATTCTTACATCATCTATGTCTATTTGATTTGCCCACAAGTTTTTCCAAATTCTTGAAGCATTTCCTAATGTGTAAGCAGTGTTTACAGCAGGAATAATGTCACTGTCTATACCTGCAATAAATTCAATTGCATCAGTATTTTCGTCACCAATTGTAATATCGCCGCCAATTGTTACATTACCTGTTACATCTAAGTTTCCTGTAATATTAACATTATCTAATAAATTAATTTCTTGGCTTGCTGCTGCAACATTAACTGTACCTGATAAACTTTCTAATGTGTTTCCGCTTAGTCTCAAGTTTCCTGTATCAACTTGATTACCGTCTATAAATGTAGTGTTTGCGCCGTCTGTAAATGTAATACCTTGGCCTGCTGCAACATTAAAATTAGAAGTTGTAAACGTTACTGTACCTGTTTCTTGGTTTACATAAAACAAGTCACCTACTCTAAAGTCGCCTTTGTGGTCTACAGAGTTATATCTTACTTTTGCACTATCTAATTCAATTACTTCGTTTGCTTGTATAACTGTTGTAGGGTCATTAGTTACATCTTTTCCGTTGCCAATATATGCAAGGTTTTGTCCAATAGCGTAAACAATTACACCCGGACCGTTACCCCAAATACCATAGTTACCATAAACACTAGCACTACCGATCATACGCACTTCGGCGCCAAAGTCTGTGTAGTCAGTAAGTGTAAATCGTGTTGCTGTTGCGCCGCCGCTAAATCTAATATCCTGTGCGTAAACTACTTCATCTTCAAAATCTGTTGATGCATTAGTTCCGTTAAATCTTAACAACAATACTGTTTCAGGTGTTGCATATAAATTTACAGTAGGTGCAGTAAAGTTTGCTGTATATTCAGCTTCTCCTTTGATGACTCTAAAGTCATCTATATTACCTGCAAGTGCATCGTTGCCGTCATGCTTTGCACCTATAAACAAAGGTTTTGCAGAACCGTAGTCATTGCTATCAGTATATGTACTACCTACTTGTGTACCGTCTACAAATAGTTTTGTATTTGTACCTTCTCTTGTAAGTGCAATATGATGCCATGTTGTTGCTGTTATTGCAGCAGCCCCTGTAATTCTGTTTGCACTATCTGTATAATAATAGATGCTTCCGTTATTTGTATATACTACTGGAGCAACGTCGGTGTCAACAGATGCTCTAAAATCAAATATGTTTTGATCTGTTGCAGGAATTGCATCTGCATATACCCATGCTTCTACAGTAAAATCTCCTGTACCGAACCCAAAATCATTTTGAGGTTGTACACTAGCATAATCTCCAGTGCCATCTAAACGTAAACTTGCAGTTCCGAATTTCTTTTCTGAAGTATCAAGTTGTGCATCACCGTTGGCTGCTATTTGTTTACCTAGTCTTTCTTCAGCTGTTTCAAAACCTGTAACTTTTCCTGAAACAAATATTTTACCGTCAGCATCAATGCTGTCAATTGTACTAGTTCCTAATACAGTTACACCGTCATAATCATAATATGTAATTGTTTCGCCAGCAACAAATGCTCCAGTTACATCTGCAACACGTAATGCTGTTTTACCAACACTTGACTTACCGCTTACACCGTCTAAGCAATACACACCTCTGTTAGCAAAGTATGTAAAACAGTTTAACCATTCGACTCTTACACCGTTTGTAAATGTTACTGCATCAACACCTGGGGTAATAAACGTAACTGCGTGGAACAAAATGCTAACTTCGTTTGAGTTAGGAGTTGCAACAGAGCCATCAAAATAACCGCCCTTACCTGCGTCACCTGCATCAAATCCTCTCGGATCGTCTGCTGTTGTTACTGTTCCGCTTGTAATTACTGTTATGTTTCTTAGATAAGGTGAACGTGTAGTTACTTCAAAGCCAGGTGCATATTTAAATGCATACCCTGTATTGTTTCCGACATCAAAGTTAAATCCAGTGATAGTTACTTCTTCAATTGTAGTTTCGCCGTTTAGTAAAAATGCATCTTGTGTAGATGTTCCTGCTGTAGGTTGAATAGTAACACTTCTTAAACTGTGTCCGTGTACAGTTACGCCTACTGGTATTGTAAGTGGAAATATTTCTTCGTATACACCAGGAAACAAATAAACAGTGTCGCCTGCTGTAGCAAGTGTAAGTGCATGTTTAAGTGTAGCAACTGGATCTTGTGGATGTGTTCCTGTAAGTGTATCATCGCCGTTTTCTGCTACATAAATTGTGCTTCCTGGACGTAGTGCTAAATCAATTCCATCTACTGTAAGATCAGTTGTAGCAACACTTGTTGCATTAAATTGATTTACATAAACAGCACTCCATTGTGCGCCGCCTGAGTCAGGGTCGCTACCTAAACTATAAGTATTATCTGCATCTGGTATAATATCACTTGTTACTTCTGCATTAAACTCAATATAATCTGTGTTTGCATCACCGATTGTAATTTCGCCATCAGCAGTAATACTACCAGTTGCATATATGTTACCTTGTACAGATAAGTTAGAATGTATTTCTACTTTACCCGTTCCGTTTGGTCTAAATTCGATTGCTGCGTTTGAATTTTGTGTGCTGATTACATTGTTTTCTAATGTAATCTCATCAATATCTAATTTGTTTTGATAAACAACATTGTCACCGGTACCAATTGTTAGTGTACCGTTTGTTGTTGAAATTGTATCACCAGAGAATTGAACGCCGTTAAAGTCAGCGAAACTAGTAATTTCTACTGTTGGTGCTCTAACTATGCCGGTAACATCTAAGTCGTATTCAGGAGAGCTATTATTCACACCTATACGGTTGTTATTGACATCTAGATAAAGTAAGTCTGTCTCAAAAGCGAGGTCTACTCCATCACGGAGCAAGTTTGCCTTTAAGAGCGGACCAGATATTCGACCAACTGCCATCTCTTCTCCTCAATACGGGGATCCTGTCCCTCTAGCCTAGTTTTCATCCCTCGGGCTCTTTGCCGGCTAACCACAGTTTCGACCTGCAAATATTGGTCTTACTTGCATTAATAATATTTATCTAATTTAAAGAAAAGGAGTGTGTTACCCTAGGATAAGAGACCAAACGTTAGAAAAGTCTTCCATAACTTCATTTGTAACTGGGTCTTCTTCTAAACCAGTACTTGCAATCCACTGTGTTCCGTTATACACTTCTTCTTGCTTTGTACCAATGTTAAATCTTATAGCACCTTCTACAGGAGCAATAGCATCTTCTACTGATATTCTTAGTGCAAGATCTGTCAATCCAAAATTGTCATTATCGTCTGATGTAAGAACTGTTTC